AATTACTCTCTTTCCTTTGGTATATCTTATTCACCGTTTAATTTTCCCAATAACGCAATTTGGACTTCAACAACTTACACCGCATCAACTACTTTGGCTTACGTTCACGCTGGTAGCTGGATAAATTTAAACGGAAAAACAGGATTAAATGCCCGTTGGATAGCTTGTCGAAATTTCACCGTAACAGGAACAACTTTAACTTAAAAATTATGACTTATAAATTCGAACAATTCAATGTTGAAATAATTAACCCTACGGTTGAGGTGGTTAATGTGATTGACAATATAAACACGAAAACTTGTAATATTGAAGTTTTACTAACTACGGACACAGCTGAATTCGGAGTAACTTTAAACGGGTTTACTTATTTGGAAACTTGGGACGATGCTGATGTTATTAACTGGGTGGGTATTGAATTACAAAAATACGTTGTAAATGGCTAACAAAAAATTCAAGGTTAAGTATGCAACCCGTAATAAGTTAGCTCGGTCTTTGCAAAAGGAAATTCGTGCGCTTGGTTTAATTGATGAAGGTACACTTTACGATTCAATTAAAATTTCTGCGGTTAGTGGTGAGGTTATAAATGAATTAATGATAACTATTAACGCAGTTTATTATTATTTATTCCTAGACGAGGGTACAAGTAGAGGTATTCCACCCTATTCAATAACGGATAGTTGGCTAAAAAGGTCGGACACTCAAGCGATTATTGGTGAAATAGTTGGTGAATATGTTGCTTGGCAGTTTGAAACTTACCCGTTGCTAGATTTAGCACCTATTTTAAACAACCCTAAAGTTGAAATTCAATTTAATTGGATTGACTCACCTTATCCTGACTTACCAACTGCACCGCAAACGGCTTTCTTTTAACTCAAAACGTGCTTCATTGAAAGCATATTAAACACAAAGGTTAAATTAAGGTCGGTGATGGCGTCAATTTTCGTGATGTCTTCACCTGCTAAATTGTAAAGTAAAGACTCCCAAGCGAACTTTGAACGCTTCTTTTCGTTTTCAGCTTCCTTTTTTTCTTCGGGAGTTAGTTCAGTTGTGTCCTCTTCGCCATCGAATTGAGGTGCAAATAAGTTTTCATATTGCTTAGTGAAATTATCTCTAAATTTTAAGTATTCGTGAACCACTCCAAACACTGATGTAACGGGTATTTCTTTAAACATTTCCGCACGTTCAAATAAGTTGTATTTATAAGGTTCAAAAACACGATTTCCCCACTCGTCAAGGTTGGTTTGTCTGTAAAATATTGCGCAAATAATCGGTATATTTCCGATTTTGTCTTGAACGGTAAAGTAATCCGTGTCAATAAACTCACCTAAAGTTATTTTTTCGAAAGGCTTAAATGTGAATTTGTCAATTTGTTGAGTAATTTTAACACGGGGTTCTTGCCTTAAAAATTTAAGCGGTTCAATTAACTTTGTAAGTTCGTCAATTTCTAGGTCGTAAAATTCATCGGGGTCTTCATCCGCTAAAATCGAAAGCATTTCAACCTGCATTTCAAACAACGAATCAAATTCAACTTGTTCAAGCTTTGCAAGTTCAATAAATTGGTTAACCGTTATTTGATTCCACGACTGCGGCAACTTCATCGGTCATCTGTTTAGCGGTGTCTTTTAATTTTTCGGCAACATACGCCATAAACGGAAGTGCTATTTCAGCATTTAAAGACTTGAATAAATTTGCTTTATGTTTGATGTGAGCGTCCGAATAGTGTTCAACCGTGTCAAGGTCTTCGCGTTTAAATATAACTGCCAACATTTTGGACACGTAGCGTGTAGGGTCTTTCTTAATTATCTTTTCAATATGTTTAATATCACGAACTGACAACTTGAATTTCTTGTCGTAACTAACGTATTTATACCCCTCAAGTTCAACCGTCTTTTTAAACTTCGTTGGTGCTTTATAAGTTACCGTGTTGAATTCTTTTACCTTGTCTTTAAACTCCGCAAAGTCCATTTCATTTACTTCGTTTTCATCTGCACCTAAGTACGTAAAGACGGACACCCATTTTTCAAAAGCGTCCAGTTCTTGGTTATTTGTAAACTCGCTAACCTTTTCGAATTGCTCAATAGTTAGTTCGTTAATTACGTTCGGAATTTCTTGCTTACCTAGTTTTATCATTTCTTTAAGTTTTCAACAAATATAAAAAAAATAACAAACAAATTTTTAACCTATTATAAGGTATGGATAAAGAATTACCTCTTTATAAAATTACTATTGACGAAGAATATAGCGAAGGAGAGGAACTCGGAATCGATATGATTGCGTTCACGTCAAAACCTGCCGTGATGGTTAAAGGAATGGCGTTTAATTCAGCGCAAATATTCCATTTCAAAGACGAACCTAAAATGCGAATTGTAGCACCTGCAATGATTCCAATGAATATATATAGAAACGACGAGGGTGAGGAATACTACGTTCAATTTACCGAACAAGAAATCGAAAATATTTATTCGAAGTTTATGCAGGACTTAAACAACCAAAACTTGTTTAACCTAGAACACACGGATAAAAAAGTCCCTGCCTATATTCTCGAAGCGTGGATAGTTGAGAACCCAAAGGAAGACAAAGCGTTTTCTAGTTATGGTATTGACGTGCCAAAAGGAACGTTAATGCTAACCGCCCAAATCACCGACAAAGAATATTACAACAAGCTAGTAGAAAGCGACCAAGTCGGTTTTAGCATTGAGGGGTTTTTAGGTCTTAAATTAAGCAACCAAATAAATAAAATAAATATGAAGTTACCTGATGGAGAACACCTTATCGAGGGTAAAATCTACGTTGTAAAAGACGGAGAAGTTATCGAGATTAAGGAGGAAGTTCCTGCGGAAATGGAAGCGGAGATGGCATCCGAAGCGGAAGTCGTTGAAGAAGAAAAAGTCGCAGAAGAAGAGGTAGCCGTAGCAGAAGAAGAAATGGAAAAGAAAGAAGAAGAAATCGCAATGGCGGTTGACCCTGAAACTGATTCCGAAGCCGTTCTTGCTATCGTGCAACCCGTAATTGACGCTTTAGCTACTGAATTAATGAAAGCTATCGCAGAAGTAAAAGCATTGATTCCAGTTTCTGAAGAAGTGGAAGAAGAAGAAGTTGAATTGAGTGAACAAAAATTCACGGCAATTGACAGACTAAAAAAATACAGACAATTATTTAAAGAAAATTAAAATGAACAGAAAATTAAAATTCGATTTGGATATCGAAACTAATGCGCTTTTATGTGCAAACCCTGACGAGTTTTACTCACGTGCTTATTTAACTGAAGATTTAGTTGATAATTACAGAACTTTGCCTGGAATTAAGTCGGCTACTAAATTGGCTAACGTTGCTTTTGGTAACATCTTGAGAGCATCAAATTGTAACTTTACCGCTCCAACTGATTCACTTGACGCTATCGATATCGATGTTTGTCCTTTGTCAGCAATGGCGCAAATATGTCAATTTGATTTGGAGCAATCTTTTGTTTCTTTACAAATGGCGCAAGGTTCAAACGGTGACTTTACGGTTGCTAGTTTTATGAACTACTACTGGAATGAAATGAGTTTGAAAATCCAAGAAGACCTTGAGTTAATTCGTTGGCAAGGTGACACGGCTTTAACTTTAGACCCAATTTTAGGACTTTGTGACGGTTATTTAAAGAAACTTTGCGGTGATGGTGACGTTATCGGTATTCCTTCAACTAGTGTTGATTCAACAAACGTAATTGCTGAAATGACTAGCGTTTACACTTCTTTGCCTGCTGCGGTTATTCGTAAAAAAGCGGACTTAAGATTTTACGTTTCTGCTAACGTTGCTGCTGCATATGAGTTAGCTGCTGCTACGGGTAACACTCAAACTTATGTTACACTTCCTTTAGGCTTAACTTTCCTAGGTGTTAAAGTTGTTGTTGCTGACGGTATGCCGAATGACACAATGGTATTAACTTTGAAATCAAACCTTATCTACGCATTCGACGGAGAGGGAGATTCTAAAGCGTTGAAAGCGGTTAACCTTACTGACACGGTTGCAGAGCCTTATTTGAGAACTCGTGCAAATATGAAAGTTGGTTTCTACTATACCAACCCAACAGAAATCGTTGCTTATAACGAGTGCTTTGGTGCTTAATTAATTTAATTACTAACAATAGAGGGGGTCGGGGTTAGCCCTCACCCCTTTTTTAATACTTATAAAAATGGCGTGTACTACAATCGAGGCGATAGTAAAATCTTGCGACAACAACATCGGCTCAATAACAAAAATTTATATAAATGATATGTCCGAGGTGACTGCGGTTAACGCAAATACTGCGACTTGGATTATCGGTTCAATAACTCACACTTCGCCTTTCTTGGAGTTTGAGTTTAGAAGAAACACTTCAAACTATACCG